CCTATCTCTTATCTGGAGATACAGCTACTGTCCGGTGTTTCAGGGGGCTACATCACTCCATTCGTGGGATATACAATCATGCTCAGTACATGGATAAGCGCCGGGAAATGATGCAGTGGTGGGCTGACTGGATTGATGAGAAGGTGTCATAGGAAAGCAGCACAAAGCCTTGCAAACCGATGCAAAGCTTTGTGTGCCCCACTTTTGTCTCAAATAATCTTTCCGTCCTATGCTCGAAGGTTATGCTAGAGCCATTCTGGTATTTGCGAAAGCCATCGCCTCACTTTGTGATGCAAAACTTGCAACAAAATAGTCAGCCAGATATAAAACACTCTCAGAAGAGGTGGTAACATATAACGACGCAGATTCTGATGCATCAGCCTGAGCCACTCCAAATGTACTGACCCATTCACCTTGCTTGAGATGAATACCACCCAAAGTGACCCCCCCTGTAATCCTCATATTCATATCACCTGAATTAAGTCTGGCATTGATACCCCACACATACCACAAGCCCTTGGTGATGGTGAAATTGGAGTCAGTTAATTCCAGAACAGCGTTAGCAGGGAATGTAAACGATTCGCAATTTTTTGAATGAAGCCCCATACCTACTAAGGACCCTGTTACACTAGCATTCCCCCCCCATGTATGAGTTCCGCTATCAAAAGGTATTGCTGCTAACTTATTACCCGATGGAAGATTAAACAATCTACCTTTTGTAATAGAACCCCTCAAACACAGGTCAATGGTGTGAATCTTACCCGTCTGTGAAGCTATACTCTCAACAATAACATCTTTACCAGAAGAACCATTAAGATAAGTATCATAGGATTTAATAGTACTATCAGCATCTATCTCTATATTCTGATTTCCATCAGCATTATCGAAACGACAGCCATATGTTACAAGGTTTGACCGTTCTAATTTTATGCTGTTTATGTATGAATATTCAGCATAGAAAATGCTTGTGTCAATTAAATGTAAAGTTCTTGGTTCTATAGCAGCACCATCAACGTTTACTGCATCAGCGGTGGCTACAGCTTCAAACCAAACATTGGATATACCACATGGTGCAGATGGGCAATCCCCAGGCTTATTCTTAAGGTATATCCCCCCCCCTGCCGATCCTTCTATAATGGAGTCTTTTAACCACCAACCACCGATACCACCACCTGTAGATGATGCCCCTATCGTTGCATTCAGATAAACAGCATAAGTGCCAATACTGTTCATATGGAAGTTATACAGAGTGTCTGCTCCACAGTGCATCTCTGTACCACTGATGGCGTGATATCCCCAGTCACAATTGTTAATACCTATACTACGAAAAGTATTACCAATATTTCCAGAAGGTTTAGAAATTGCTTTATTAATGTGATGGATGTAGGTATCGCTTATATTGTGACGACCCGAGTACTGGTCCGTAGGGTCATAACCAAAACCGACAGAACCAGTTGTACCGGTTCCGTCTATTTCAAAATTAGAACTATGCCTGAACTGCCAGTGCGGTGTTGATAATTTTGCCATCACGGCCGTTGAGAAATCACCCTGTGGTTTTATTACAACCGACCCCCCAACTCCTTTTAGTTGCGCATTACCTAGTGTTACATTCTCAGTATAAACACCAGGAGAAACCAGCAGGTCATTTTTTGGTAAAGAGGAATCTATGGCTTCTTGTAATGTTGAAAAATCTTTTGAATGCCTAATATCATTAATATGATCAAGCAAAGTTCTTTCACCGCTACCTATATTCTTAGAGCCATCACTTGCTTGAAGGGCGGATCTGCTTTGCGCATCATCAACCAGATTCAAACCACCAGGAGCTGCGAGATCTTGCCTTAGTTGATCAGGGTCGTACTTAAGCACATTTGGATAATAAAACTGCTGCGCACCATACGCGTCATACACAGTCATAGAATGGCCTTGTACGGTAACAAACTTTGCAATTTGCCCGTTGTATACCGGATATCCAGCAGCGTTAATGATGATTGGTTGCGAAACAGGAACGTGAGATCCGTCTTCGTTCTCCACATAAACCTGAATCTGGTTTTCAGGATTTACCGGGTCAGTGTCAATTTTACCGATATAAATTTTGCCATTGGCTACGGCTTTAAAAGAACGCGCCATAGTGAAGAGTTGCGAAGGCATACTCACTACAACATTGGCATTTATTGAATCTGTCATTTAATTTGCTCCAGATACAAGGAATCACCGAAGCATGGCTACGATGAATTTTGGGCATAAAAAAACCCAGCCGAAGCTGGGTTGTCGCGTTGGTTATCTGTCAGTAGTTATGTACTGAAGGAGGTAATTCTTTATTCTTAAGTCTCATCCATGCGGAAAGATTCGCTGGTCCGTCTGGCTCATTGATATCAACATCTCGTGTGTGATTGATTAAAACGTCTCTCGCCATTCCGATAACATACGAGAATTCATGACCGTAGTCGTAGCATCTGCCGGAATAGTTCGATTGAACTTGTTTTAATGCCGGATACAGTTCGCGGAATAATGCCTGTGAACGGTTAGCATAATCCCATAGCCATACAAGGCTGTTTGCTTCTTTTGCAGAAAGCTCGTTTGCTTTCTTCTCTTGTTTGCCGATAAACTCGCCTTCAAGCACTACCCTGTGGATGTACTCTACGGCCAGCGGGATTTGTTCAATTGAAAGTTCATCAATGCTGTCAATACCAAAACGCTGATGAACCATATTGTATGCATCGTCATAGCGAAGTCCTTTCTTTCCTACCAGCATGTTTACTGCATCGCGTAGCGGCGTTCTTTCCTCAACAGTGGTTTTCTTGCCTTTCACATACTCGCCATGTTTGCGAATTGAAGGTAGAACTTCTGCTGTTACCCACTTGCGGAATTTGTGCGGGACCGAACCTTTATTGACAGCATCGCGGCAGCGCAGAACCAATGTATACATACCTGATTCGCTAACAATGCTTAGATTCTGCTCACCACCAAGGGTGTAACTTAAAGTTACTCCCTTTTCATCGTCATCAAGTGCAGTAAGCGCCTTGCGTGAGTTAGTCAGGGTTAAAGCATCACAAACATCTTTTGCTACAAACCACGGCTCACCGCATTTGTTGATGACGCGGATTTCACTGTCGCCGAATTTGAAGATGGTGAAATCGTTTTGTGCCTTTGCTATACTTTTCATGTCAATATTTCCTAATCCGATTTGTTGATACCGAAGCCCTGACTGTTCCCGCAGTTGGGGCTTCAACTTTACGCGCCAATGCGCCCTTCCTTCTTAAAGCTTTCCATTACTCTCTGATAAATCTCAGAGTTAACAGACCGACCATTCTCTTCCGCCACCTTGCGTACCAAATCCAATACTTCTTTAGGCCACCGCAAATTGAACTGCGGCATCTTGCTCATTCCTTTCATATTCACCTCACAATATAGGTCCACGGTGGACCTATTGAGAATATAGTAGAGTGCTTCTATCATGTCAATACACTAACTTGGAGTGATGGCATGGCTAGAGATGATCCGCACTTTAACTTCCGTATGCCTATGGAAGTAAGGGAGAAATTAAAATTCAGGGCGAAGGCGAATGGGAGATCAATGAACTCCGAGTTGTTACAAATCGTCCAAGATGCTCTATCAAAACCATCGCCTGTGACTGGATATCGCGACGATGCAGAACGACTCGCTGATGAGCAGTCAGAGCTTGTTAAGAAGATGGTGTTTGATACGCTGAAGTATTTGTACAAAAAACCCACCTGAAGGTGGGTCCTATTTATTAGTCTTGCTTTGTTGATGGTATAAGAGATGCGTTTGCCTCTTTTGGCTTCAAGGTATACATCCCACCATTAAAAGGATCTACAGCAAGCCAACCAATTAACCCACCAAACACAAGGTTTCCACCAATATACCAACCATTAGCATTGGCTTTGATTGGCAGGGTAACTGGTTCGTACCCATCCTTTTCCATAGTGATCTGGTAGCTCTTTTTGCCAAAATAACTACCATCTGACTTGGCAAGAGTTACTCCTTGCGGGGTCTTGCCTTGCGCAACAATCACGCCTGATTCGTCTTTTACTTTAAAGCTCGCACCGGAAGGATTGCTGTTCACTTGCACGAGCTGTGTTTCGTCACCAACAATAGTTGCGCACCCAGATAACAATATAGCGCCAGCAACAACGCCGATAATCCTCTTCATATCAATTTCCATATTTGAAAAAACCGGAAACATCCTAATGACAAACCATTCAAATGTGAAGTAGGCAAAAGATGTTTACTTTTTTCATGGTATCCTGCTCAAAACTAAGGAGGTTGGTGTGTATACAACAGTTATCGTGATAGCTATCGCACTCATTGTGGTTCAGTACCAACTGGCATCTTTAAAACAAAAGATATCTGACCTCAAGACTGAGAACGAAGCACTTAAAAACTCAATAAAAGATGAGAAGAACAAACTATCATTCACTATATCTGATATTGAGCAATCCATTGAAATTATTGAGAATAATATTAACAGACTAAAAAAAGAAGATATTCATGAAATCAATGACAATATCAAGGATTTGAAATCTTGGCTTAGGAATGTAGGACAAATCGCCACATCAACACGAGATAAGCTCAATCCATCCATGGATGATTAATTACTCCTGTGCTATTCCGCTTAGCGACGCTACAATGCCAGCCCTCGCTAAGCGATTGAACTCTTCGTTTCCAACTGCATCACGTATTGCTTTTACGGCGGCTTTATTTGCCATAAATCTGCGTTCCGCCGCCGCTAATGCTTCTTTACTTCCGCCAGCTCTTACTGCTTTCGTGGCTTCCTGAACTGCTTTCTCTATCGCATATCGACCGCTACGCGTGGTGGCAATTTTAGATACAGCACCTTTTAACCCGGCGCCAACTAAAGCACCTACGGCCGCGCCTGCAATGCCCCCACCTGCTCCACCAACAATGGCACCCGACGTTGAGTTTGCAATTGCATTTAATACTGTTGAGGTAACGTTGGATAAACCAGCGTCAAGATCACGTAGAACATTGGCTGTTCTCCCTGTTCTTTCAATATACTGCTGAGGCTTCACTGCCGCTCTTGCAAGAGTGCCATATGCATCAGCAATTCTTCCAAGTTCTGAGGAATATCTGCTAATGGCTTTTACATTTTGTGGGGTAAGTATCCCTGCGATATGGTTAATTCCTGCTGCATCAGATTTGCCACCACGTACACCATGCGAGATAGCATCCTGCAACATTGATGATATAGCAGGAACACGCTCTGATTCTGGCAGCGCGCGGATCATAGAATGGAATCCAGCAGGACCATTAAGACCTTTAGCTGACGATGATTGAAGAGATTTTACTCCATTCGTAATCAGTGCATCTGTTGCCAAATCACGCCCAAAAACAGACTCTGCACTCTCTTGTGCGGATAGCCTCGCTTTAGACAGATCATTAGCTTTTTGCCAGTCATCAAGAAATCCGCCGTTTTCCGCCATTGTGCGCATATCATCAGTAATTGCCCGGCGTATTTCCCCTGCTCTCCTTGCCGCATTTGCCTCTCCGCTACGCTTATATTTTTGCTCAGCATCAGCAAATTTCGCTCTCCATGCTTTCATGCCATCAAATGTTACTCCACCTTGATTGTTTGCCTGAACAAACTGTTTCATTTCAGGAGTAAGCGGTATGCCAGCAGATCGCTCTGCCTGAATAACGGCATTACCATTTAGCATTCTTGCTTTTTGATTTGGCATTGTTGACCGCACGTCATCCCATGCCGCGCGCTCGGCATCCTTCATCTGATCAAGATTTTGAAGAATCCTTTGTTTTATAGCCGCACTTTTTTCTGATGCCGTTCCAGATGCGGCCCCAAATTCATCAAGGTTTCGACTTAACTTTGATGATATTTCGTTAAATGCTGCCTGATGGGCATCCTGAACAATTCCTGGTGTTGATGCCAATGCGCCTTCGGCTTGTGCAATTCCACGACTTCCAGATCGCATTCCTGGTGTTAATGCGTTTATATCAATTCCAGCAGACTCAGCCGCTTTTGCTACATCTTCGGACACATTAGCGGCCTGACTGGCAATTGACTGACGCCCAGCACCTGACTTTGCCATCCTAGAAACATCATTAGCAGAATTCAGTGCTGCACCACCAAGAGCCTGTGAAACTCTTGGCGCAATAACGCGCCCGACACCTGAAAGAACGCCTTGAGCACCAATATTGATACCACCGTTAATGGCAGCATTTTGTGCAAAGTCGCCCTCCTGATTTGCAGCATCAGCAAGAGAACCTGCAATCATGTTTCCTGCGGAACCGATATCTCCAGCGAGCTTTGCTGTCGCTCCAACAGCTTTTGCCGCTGTGCCAATTGGCAGGAGATACCCACCAATTGTTTCACCGGCTTGTGCGTAAGGGTCTGTCGGTCGATCGACAGGGCGATAAACATCATCCAAAACCTTGGGGCCACCAAGCCCCTGACTGATTGCATTAATCAGACTTGCGCCACCCTGCAATACGTCAAATGGTATGTTTACCAGACCACGACCAGCCTGTTCTGCAATTTGCCCTGCACTTTGACCACCAGTGAGCCAATCGCCAGCTTGTTGCATCAATGATGGTTCTTCTTTCTGCTGCTGAGGCGGAGGGTATGCTGCATAAAACTGATCTCTTGCTTCAGCCCATTTGTCACCAGCCTTAGGGGCAACAACCTCATCAAAATATTGCGCTTGAGCCTGTGCTTTCTGTTCTTCAGTTAACGCCTGATACTGTGGAGAGGCGATAACATCTTTCCATGCTTTAGCCATTAATCACCCCATAGTGAAGAAAAGTTACTGCTGGCTGCTGGCTGTGATACCTGTGTAGGTTGAGATTGCTGCCGCTGAGATTTACCAACATTAACGTTATATTGTTGGTTGTAATTGTTGGTGTATTCCTGAATCTCACGAATAGACTGCTGCATAGCCTCCGGGCTTGAATAGTCAACCTGCGGCATCCCCTGAAAATACATCTTCGCTTCTGCAACGGTGTTAATACCACTGGCACCCATGTCCCTTGCTGCCGCCACCCCCTGATTCTGCATTCTGCCCTGAATACGTTGTGCTGAGTTATATAACTGGCGCTGCTCTTTTCCTGTTAATCGGCTGCGAACATCAGCACCAATTGCTGGATTACCTGCACCGCCTGTCATTCCTGTCATGAAATCGAGAGCAGAAGCGTCTGCATTTGCGATCGCGTCGATATCCTTCTTCATGGCATAGTTTTGTGCTGATGCAGACGATGTTGCAGGAGCTGCGATTGAACTGGCAGGAACGCGAACCATATTCCCCTCGTTGTCGATGCCTTCGTAGAACGCATTAGCCCCAGCGCCGTGAAGTTTCCCGCCTACCGTTACAGTTCTGCCATCTGATAACTGAACTGTACGCTCATCATTCCCAGCGGTTCCTCTTGTTGACGCTCGCTGCATTGCCAAATCCTGCCCGCGTCGCGCAGTAGAAGCAGATAAGTCCTGACCGCGCATCGTGATGTTCTGGCCTCGTGCTGTTAGCGCCTCGCCAGCCTGATTGCTGCGGATTGTCTCTGCAAGTTTTCCGCGATCAATCTCACGACCAGCCATCTTGTCCTGAACATTGAAGTAATCAATCGGACCAAGAGCAGCCATTCCAAGGTGATCAACAAACTCACCAAATCCTGAAGGATTCTGCTGATACATCTGAGCAACGTTATTAGGGTCAACACCGACGCGCGCCAGCTCATTGGCGTTGTTTTGCAGCCATGATTGCATTGCTTCTGGAGACGATGACGCAAGGCGTGCGCCAGCCGCTAAGGTGCCGATAGAATTACGCTGATCTTCATCAATGAATCCCATGCCTTTACGAACGGATTCAATCTGGTCTGGATATTGAGTAGCCAACTGACGCAAAGCTCCGCGATCACCAGACGCATAAGCATTAGCGTACGCCTGCTGAAATTCTTTCTGCCGCTGAGCCTGCTTTTCCTGCTGAAACACCCCTGCAATACCTGAAAGACCTTGCAAAGCAGTCAGCCCAACATTGTTAGCGCCTGAACGCTCAATATCATTGTTCTGCCTGATAAGCTGAAGCGTATTGCCGATGTCATTTACGCTCGGAGCGTTTGAGTTGACGCCGCCGATACCAGCTAACAATCCGCCATTTGATCCTTGCCAAGTAGCCATGATTACCCCTTAAAACAACGAGCCAAGCAATCCGATACCAGCACCAATGCCAGCGCCCCAAGGTGTTGATGTTCCCAAAAGGCTGGCAAGACCTGCACCGGCAATCGCACCAGACGTTCCGCCACTAATTGCTGTCTGAAGGCCTGATGGTTTATTGGCGTTAGCAGCGGCAAGTGCTGCGCTTTGCTGCGCAATGCTGCTCATGTTGTTGGCGTATGTCTGCCCGGCGTTCGCCTGACCTTGCAGCGCACCAAGGCCAATGTTTGCCAGATTGTTGTAGTTGCTCATCTGGTTCGACAACCACGACTGACCGAGAGTCGGGGCAATCGTGGCCAGTTGATTGCTTGTAGCTGTCGAACCAAGTCCGCCAGTCGCCTCCGCAGCAGCAAGACTCTGGTAACGAGCCTGACCTGCAAGGTCTTTATACTGCTGAGAATTGTAATACTGATTAAGTGCCTGCCCCTGACCTTCTAAACTGGAAAGATTCTGAAGCTGGTTAACATACTGCTCCGCAAGCGGCGTGAACGGAGCAAGGTTTTTCATGATCGTCTGCCACTGCTGATTTTGCAGGTCTGCGGCATACTTCTGAGCTTCTGCTGCATACTTTGCGCTTTTATCAGAGCTGCCACCTTTCCCGCCTTTTTCAGGGCAATAAGGTTCCTCGCCGCGCAGCTTTCTGCCCAGCTTAAATGCATATAACATGGCTATCTCCCGTGATTCAGGAAGTCGATTAGTTCTTCGCGTGTGGCGCTGTAAAAAGTCACGTCATCCACGCCTTTGAAGTATTTCTTGATGGTTCCTACACGCTTAAGGCCAATCATTGCGCAGTACATCTGACCGTGGCGGAATTTGCGTGCAGCGAACGATGTTACGCACTGAACGGTGGTGTTAGTCAGAATGTATCGCCAGAACGCCAGCCCGATTTCCTTGCTGAAGCCGCGAATCTCTGGCAGGTACATGGCGTGGCAATCGAATGTCTGCGGCTGAATCTCCTGATAGTAAACAATGCCGCCGAACTGCCCGTGCACGTTCACCTCAAAGTAACGGCATTCAGGCTTGTAGTCGTATCCATCACCGTTGTTGCTCCCGGCAATAATGTCAGGGTGATTTCCGACAGCTTCGATCAGGTCGATGTTTCGCGTTGGTTTGAATGTAATCATCAGTCAATCAGCCCATGTAATCTAAGTGCCGTTTCAAGCGCCAGAATACGCTGCCGAGCCTGCTGCAAACCTGTAGCGAGAGCCGCGACTTCGGATTGTGTGTACGTAGTGCCGACCGTGTATGACTGGTTAGCGTTGAATGAGCCAAGAAGAGGTGTACCTGTGGCTGCAGTCCATCCGGTATTTCTTGCTCCAACAACCTGAATTCCATCAACTGAATATGATGTTTTTACATCCAGCGGTGACGCAAGAGACTGCGATTCGGTTACGGTTTTCGATACGTAATCACTCTTAATGTCAGATACATCGCTTTCTACGCCATCCAGTCTTTTGTCAACAGTGACCAGATGCGCCTGAATATCGATAACCTCATCCAGCAAGTAATCAACATCGCTACGCAGTACGACTATCTTCCCTTCGGCAGTTGTTAACCTGACCTCAAGTAGATTTATCGCTTTTGTGTTTGCGGTGATTCTTGCGTCGTGGTCAGCCAGTTCGACGTCCTGTTCATCGTTTTTCACCTGAGCATCGTAAGCGCCCTGTCCGGCCTCGTTGGCCTTGTTAGCCACGTTACCAACATCAGTGCCCTGTGCGATAACGTAAAGCAGATACGACTGCGAGAAGATATTGCGTGGAAGGACTGATGTGTCGAGCCGTGTAGCCTGAATGATTACCGGCACATTGAGATTCGAATCCGCCATTACTCAATCCTTATCTGAGCGCCAGACAGAGTGACAGGTGACTTCGTGATAACGCGCAATTTGAAACCAATGTTTTTCCTGATGCGCCCTACTTTCTTCCACAAAACGCGTTTGTCGTAAACGAACGGTTCATTCTGCTCAATCATCTGCTCACGTCCGTAATTGATGCCGTCAGTGGTTGCCGATAGGAACAGGCGGTCAGCGTACTGCGCAACGCCAGTTGAAGATTCAACCTCAAAGTCGAAAACTCTGGCGTTATCCGCTTTGAACAACGGAGTAAACAGCAGGTGTTCCTGTTGCTTGTCGTACTGGCTGCTGATGTCGAACTGCAATTTCCCGGTCACGGATTCCAGCTTATCGCCGCACGTTATCTGATTGCCTTCGTAAATGAAGTCGATAGCGCGGTACACATCGTCATACAGGCCTGTTTTCAACACACACCATTGCGGACCATTGGCGCTTGAAGATGCGTCGTAAACAAGAACATGGCGCGGCAGGTGAATAATCAGCAACTCATGAGCATCAAACCGCAACGATTCCATCACGCCATCAGCCAGTTCATCAGCAGTGTAGGAGCGTAGTATTTTCTCAATGCTCGCGCTGGCGATTGGTGATACCTGACCGGAGCCGATGATATATACAGACGGCGCACCTGTTGCCGGATTGCTGATGAACGCATAAGAATCAGCGAATGGCGTTTTGCAGTAAGTCCCGGCAATGCCTTTCTGCACCATCAGCGATGGCTGTGCGACATACAGAGCAGCACCAACGGTGGTTGCACCAGTCAGGGAGAAATATTCAATCGTCGATGAACCAAAGCAGACGATGAAGTCTCGCCATGTTCCGATGCCGATGATGCCGTCAGGCTGCGATTCTGCGCGATATTGTGCGCTGTATCGGTCAGGATGTGATTCGTCTTCAAGGTCAGTGATAAACCATGAATCAGTTCCGTCTTTTGACCACGCATAACGCCCACGTAAGCGCGTAATGTCACGAACCGAACCTAACTCATACTGCGTAAAACCGCTGTCTGTAGGCCAGTTTGAGACGGTTTTAACCGTGCCATCATAGCGATACTCGACCAGTTGACCATTAACGCCTACTGCCTGTGATGTCCTACCGTGTGCCATTGATACGCGACCACTTCCGGCAACATCACCGACCTCGCTTTCTCCTTTGTACAGCTTGCCACCACATACGCGATAAACAGCATTCTGCGCCATGTTGTACTCGACGCCGCGCGATACGCCGTTTACATCAGAGCGTTTGGCAATGCCCGGGAATGAGCGAAGATATCCGCTGCTGTTGAGGATTTCTTTGGGTGTAGCCAGCATATTCACTGGCAGATAGTCGATATAGTCGGCGTTTCGAAAGTCTTTGCCGACACCTTTCATAAGCGGAAGTTGCTGAATCGGCATTTATTCACCTCAAGTACTCGGATCATCTTTCTCGATGTAAAAGCGATTCCACGTAAACGCGCTTTTGTTACCACTACCGCGAGGCATGTCATTTCGCCGCTCAAGTGGTGGTATTTTGGTTAAAGCGATACAGATTGTCTGATATGCACTGTCAGCAGCGGTAAGGAGAGCGTCTGACGGCTGAATGACGTTATCCATGCACACTTGCACAGCGAGTTTCAAAGCTACGCCATCATTTGCCCATGCAGGGATACCTGAATCATCGTCCGGTAACGGCATGATGCCGTTTTCTGTATCAGCAAACTGATACCCAAGCTCGATACCTTTAGCCTGCCATGCTGCCATCATGTCTTCGAGGTCATTAATGGCATCTTCAATTGCCTGAGGGTCAGCATCTGTCAACGTGGCATTGGAATACAGCCCAGCTTTTCGTAAAGCCTTTAGAACTAGATCACCCTTCGTTTTCGCCATCTTCTTCCGCCTTAGCCACTTTTTGCTTCGTTGCGGTTTCTTCAGGAGTTTTTACCCAACCTTTTTTCAGGTGAGATTTAACTTCTTCGTCATCAACAATGATGTAATCGACAGCAAACTGACCACAGGCGATCATGTTGCCAGGCTTATAGAGCATTGTTCGTGCCATTGTCTTCTCCCAATAAAAATGGGGCCGAAGCCCCACCAAAATTACTGCCCGGCAATAACGATGCCAGTATATTCAGGAACAAGTACAGAGCAACCATACAGAGTGGTGAAACGAGCAGTGGTTACGCCTTTGATGTGGTCGAAGGCGTAAGACATGATCAGCGTAGCGCCCTGCTCGGTGGTTGCTGTCATTACCTGTGGACCCTGACCAGTCGGGAACGCCAGTTTGCCGTACATCAGCTCAACAGAACCATCAGCCCAGAACAGGTTAGCAGGTGCTGCGTTCTTGTTGAGAATGGTGATTGCTGCTGATGCTGCCGGTTTCGCATCGACGTTTGCATATGGACGACTCGCAACATCGGCATTTTCAACAGGGAGAATCTTTGGAGAGATTGTTACGGTAGTTCCGCTAACAGCCAGAACACGGAATACCTGCGGTTGCCCGGTGGTATCTTTTGTGATCTGGTGTACGGAATTCACACCGGCAATGGTGAACGCATCACCAACCTGCAAGCCAGATGCAGATACCGTAATAGTCCCCTGTCGGTTATCAACTGGCATACCATTTGAATCTTTCGCTTCAACCTTGTGTTCAGGTTGGCCTGATACTGTCAAGGATTCAACGCTTCCTTTCGGTAATCGACCAGAAATATCGGTCTTGTAGCTATCAAAGGAAGCAACCGGAGGGATCTGCGCTTTTTCGTATGCTGTCAGGGTTGCGCCCTGAGCGTAGGCACGGTGACCAAGCTCGCCAGCAAGGTCTTTGTAGTTGAAGGGGTTCCAGAAAGAGCGACGGTTGATACCCTGAGGTACACCAATCGCCGTCATGGTGGCATCAATATCTGCCGCACCATTCCACAAGGCAAGGCCCCGTGAGCCATTTTCTGAGGCAGGAATTGCGACCACGTTAGCAGCACGCTGCGTAACCATGGAAATCAGGTCAGAGTCAATCTGTGCAGCAAGGCGCATACCTGCGGCGCGACCAGCTTCAGTTTTATGTTCCGGGTCACGCATTTCACGCGCATCCAGAGTGTACAGAATGTTTTTCGGCTCCTTGAACACAGAAGGAACAAGGCGCTGAACCAGTGCTGTTGGCGTTTTGCCGCTGAGGTCTAGGCCTTCCTCAATGTTCATGTGGTAATGCTGCGGACGATACAGAACATCACCTGCTCGCTGCATTGCTGTATCACCGGGACGGAATTTTTTAGCGTTACGGGAAACTACGCAGGCGGCCTCAAAGCCTTCAACGTAGTTTTCGAACATGATTTCAAGGTCTTTTGCTAATTGGTTAGCCATGCTTAATGCTCCGATAGGTTATTTTTTTGCCTTTTTAGCGGCGAAATACGGCGTCCAGTCACCAGTTTCCAGCGCCTTGGCTTTCAGTTTGTCGAGGTTGTTGATTACTGCGCCGTTGCTCCCCTTAACTGTCGGGGTTGTGGCTGCCGTGGTTTTTGCTTTTGGCATGATTCTGGCCTTCGATTCGATACGTTCCAGCAGACGACCAATTGCTACGGGGTTGGTAGCTTCTGCCAGTTGCTTGCGCAGTTCAGCGTTGCGGCCGAGTGCCAGAACAACGATTTCCGGCTTCTCTGACTCAAACAAGATCGCGTTTTGTGTCTCGATGGGGATTTCCTCGAGTACGGCCTGCTCAGCTTCCTGATAGCCAGGAACTTTGAGAGCCTTAACACGTTGCTGATATTTGGATAATCGCTCTTGATAGGCAGCCTGAAGCTCCTGCTCCTTCTGCTTGCGAGCCATCTCCTGTTGCTGGTACTTGCCGTTATCCTCTGCCCACTTAGCCATGCGTTGCTGGTAGATTTCTTCATCGAAACCGATGTCCTCATCATCCAGTTTTGGCATTCGCGGTGGTTGAGTGATTACCGGCTGCTGCTCGACGGGTTTCTGAGACTGACGCATCAGCTCTTTCAGCTCACGGTCTTTCTCTTTAATCGTCTTGCGCAGGTGTTTTACCAGTCCATGCTCTGCGCCATCTTCGCTGGTTGGCGAATCCAGCTTTTCGTCACCAAAGTAGAATTCCTGTTCTGATTCGTCGTCATCAGTTTCAGTAGCTTCCTCTACATCATTGCCGGATGACTCACTGCCATCTTCTGTTTCGACTTCTTCAGCCAGTTCGACATCATCAGGAATCTGCTCTGACGCGTCGGTTTCGATTTCAACTTCTGGTGTGTTTTCTGCCATCTGGTCCATTTGTTACCCCTGTTTACTCGATGTTCAGCCCATCGGAAGGCAATAGGGCGCCAGGCCTCATAAAGACAGCCATTGCACGTTATTGGTTAATTACTGCTGTGGTTGTTGCTGAGTTGATTTTTGCAGGATGCTGCTGATGTCCATGCGCTGCGCATGGCCCTGTGCCTGACTTTTCAGGACAAGCTCTGCATCAGCACGGGCATTATCTCCTTGCTGTTGCTGGAACTGTCCGAGCAGTTTCAGAGCCTCGCGGATATCAGATTTCTGCTGACTATCGGCAGATGCGAGTATTTTCACAACATTTGCCGCTGCAACCTGAGCATCAGTCTGTGCCTGGAATGCTTTAACCTGAATGGCTGCCTGTTCGTTCTGCGCTTTCTGCAATTCAGCCTGACCAGCAAGAAGCTGACCTTGCGCTGCAACCATAGCCGGATCTGGCTGACTGGCCTGTTGTTGTTTCGCCTGCTCAACCATCTGCTGTTCTTCTGGCGTTCTCGGCTTGATAACACCAGACAGAAGCAACTGATTGCGGTTGTATTCTTTAAGGTCGTCCATCCCTTCGCCGTCCATATTGTCGAGAATCATCGACGATACAAGGTCGTGCTTCGGCGTTCCTGGTGGGATAAGTGCCAGCATGGAAAGTAACGACTTAACCGTTGCATCACGGCGAGTAGCGAACGACTGACCGACATCGACAGTCACTTCATAGTTACCCTGCGAAAGGTCGTTAAGCGCGATAACCTGCCCTGTCTGACGGTCAACCACTTCACCAGTCATTAGCGCCACGTCATCGCTGCCGTCCTCATTAACGATGCGCATCGGCGTATCACTGCCATAGACCTCACGCGCCATAGAAAGCCACACAACGCCAGCGCGACGCATGGATTTAGCCATGTTGTCCATGTAGATATAGGACTGCGTATCCATCCGGTTAAAGATGCTATCAACGGTATCGGTGGCGACGTTGCTCGGCATGTTCTCAAGCTGCGACGCACCTGTAATTTGCTGAATAGCCGTTCCGGTGTACTGCAATAGCCCGGCAAGAGCTGGAGGCATTTGTGTCGGAGGCGTATAACTGCTGACCTGAGCCTGCGCAGTAATATCTCCGTTTTTGTTTTTCAGACTGACCATCGGCAGGAACGCCGGGCGCTTTTTGTTGCGCTCCGCCCAATGAGTGGCGAGAGGACCAGGAATCATGTCAACATCAACTACAGGAATGCCATCACCGCCAGCCTGAGTAGCGTTATCTGCAATCATGGAAACCATCAGGTTCTCAAGACGCTGTGCATCCATCGCTTTTGCTGCGTGGCCTTCGATTCGCTCCTGATTATCAACAAATGAACGACGCCCATATACCGGGATGAGAGGAATATGTTCACCCGGAATACGCTTCGGTTCTTCCAGCCATTCAGCGCCAGACAGAAGACCGCAATAAACTCGGCGTTTCTTCACTGTCCGCTCGCCAATCAGTTCGAATGCGCCATCGGTCAGCTCGTCAACAATATCTTTGATTTGCTCTTCATCATAGATTGCCGTTTCTCCGCTGACAGGATTGCGCCACGCCGTGAGCTTCACCTTCTCTATGCGAACTTCGTAGTAGCGTCCAACATAGATGGCATCAGGTGTTGACCAGTCATACTGAGTGCCAGTGTCATCACGAGGAAGACTTACCGCGATGGAATCAGGGTATTCAGCCTCGAACGCTTTAGGCGTCATGGAGAACATTTCCATAGCCCACATAGCATCAGAGCGGTCATATTGCTTGCTGTCCTGATCGAAGAAGACGCATGTCGCCGGGTCGTAAACAGGAAGAAGACTGATGCGTCGCTGCTCGTTACTCGGATCCATTTCATCTTCGTAATCGGCACACATGCGGAAACAACCGAATCCACCCGTTACGGCATCATCAAATGCGTTATCACACGCTTCGCCACCGGATGTTTCCTGATAGTCAGCGCGGAATTTGCCGTTCATTTTTTCGGCTAACGCTTCCGATGCCTTATCGTCCTTCGGCCTGAATTTAACGCTGATGCGATTCTGTCGATACTCGCCAATGATGCGATCACATTCACGGGCAATCTTATTCAGTTCAAAGCGCGGGTAATGCTCAAACCTGCCTTCATCAAATGAGTAACCAGCGTTTGTGCTGCCTTCCCACTGTGCGCCGGATACCCGGACGAAACGTTGAGCCTCAATAATCTGCTCACGCATATCCTGCGTTGCTGACCAGGCATTATCAAAGTTGCACAGCACCTTGCGATGCCAGTCAGTCATCTTTCTATCATCAGCCATCATCCAACTCCGCAAGGTATGTTGTAGCTTGAGTAATCAATCTCTTTAGGATCTTTGATGTCTCGCATCTGTATTGCAAAACGCCTCATCATGTAGCCATAGCGAACAGCAGAAAGGATGTCGTCATTTAGCTTGACGATCTTCCCGTTCTCATCGCGGTGATACAGGCGAAACTCTTCAAAGAATGGCTCGCAGGTGTTAAATACCTTGAAACGACCGTCGAGCATCATGTCGCGTATCTCTGCTATCCCGGGTTCGACCGCATTACCTCCATCAGGCCATGTTGCATGATCTGGCAACATGTCGAACCCAGCGTCGGCGTATTGTTCCTTGAGCTGAGCGCCGCCTCCCTTTTCGTGCTGATGCCCGTCATGAGGCCAAGCCGTAGGGGTGTTTTTGCTCCATGCTTTAACAGCACTCCATGCCTCTGTCGCCTTCTTCTGTTTGGCCTTCCAGACGCGAGAAAGATAAATCACGTCCTCGTCTTTATCCCACCAAAGCTGGATGTGTGCCTGTGGGTGATCCCATCCGAAGTCCATTGCATTGATGACGTAGAAGTGATCAGGACACTCGAACGGCTGACACTTAATCGTCTCTTCCGGTATCTGGAAGATTCTACCGCTACCCATCGTAGGAATACCGCGAGCACGCGCCTCTCTCTCATGCTCGGGATAGGATGCGATGATTTGCTCTTTCTGCTCGTCGGTGTAGTGCTCAGCGTCATAGATGGTCATGTTGACCACTTTCTGCGACTTGCTGGGATTCTTCAGGAACTTGGTAACAACGTCAGACATCCCCATCAGCGGGGTAAACGTCAGAATTGAGAATTGACCGTATTTGTTGGTACGGGTAAGCCCTTCGCTATAAATGCTGTATGGTGGCTCTTCGTCAAACCACACGCCGTGGATTGTGTCACCCTGCCAGCGAGCACGGCCTTGCGAGTATGGTTTGAAGTAGCAGATTGAAATGCCATCTTCAACGCCTTCAGCCGTGTGATGCTTAACCAGAAGATGATCAACAAGGTTCGGAAAGAAAGGAGACTTCTTCCAGCTAATGATGTCCTCTTTCGGTATGGAACCGTAGCCTGGCTCACCATTCTCTTCGATACGACCGCACAGGATGCGTTGAGTCGTTTTGGTTACAGTCTCGTTTGTCTCGCCGCCAATCCAGAAGACAACAGGCTCATAGAAACGCTTACCTTTCCACTCACCGCCATATTTACCATCAGCAGGATAGCCTTTTGTGCCCGGATAACGCCCGGTAAGGTGAAACGCGACTTCGGCAGCACCAGTAAATGACTTACCAAGCTGGTTACCAGCCATAAAACAGCGCTCTGGATAGTCATGCCCGGCGTCGATGAACTCACGCTGTTTGCTGTATGGCGTAAATTCATATAGCAGGTGTGTGTTCCGGTAGTTCTCTTCTTCTTCGAGTAGCTCGAGCAATTCGATTTGCTCTTCGTCGCTCAGGTTATCAAGAATCGCGTCCAGTTCCACGGTTGAATAGCTCCTTGATACGAGAGCGTCGCTTATCGCGATCTCCCTTATCAGGTGTCACGTCTTCAACTTGCGACTGCTCTTTGAGGCCCAAATCACGGGCGATGATGTTAGCGTTGAGAAGGTCAGCGGCTGCGCCAGAGAATTTCTGGTCGTAGATGATGTCTTCCGCTCGTGATGTGACGTCAGAAAAACCTTCCATTGACCGGAAGGTCCCCCATGTTTGCCTGGTGATATCAAGGAAGGTACACAATCCTGAAATAGTCATGGCTCGCATCTTAGGGACATTAGCCTTAATTATTTCTCCCTGATATGAAAATACCTTACCCTCCCATAGCGGGTTATCATCAGCCCACTCGAAGTATTCACAACAAGCAGCCCACAGCGCCTCAGGCGATTCGAATTTAGGGTTTCGCCCATGACTACTGCGGGCCTCCCAAAATCGGTTGCCCTTTGGTGCTGCCATATTCATCTCACTTAGTTGTTATTTCAGGTTGAGCATCATGCTCCAGCAGTGAACAGGTCTAACGCTTCCTTCGATTTACGCACCGCTTCGATAGTGCGGGTCGTGATATCTGAATTAGCGCCGCCTGACTGGAAGTGAATTTTGAATAGCTCAAGCTTCAGCTCGTCAGTGCCAATGAATTGAAACGCTTCCTCTGCGGCTGCGTTCTGGTTCATGACCAGCTTGTAAATCTCTAACTGGAATTTCTGTTCTTCAGTCATGGGAATAATCTCTGCCATTGTTGGCTCCGTTTATCCGTTAAAAGGGATATCAGTTAAGTTATCCCGTGTAGGGTATAAGCCATTATCAAGCCCACCCGTAGATAGGCTTTGTAATGACTTACCCCAGCTTTGCTCGCACCAGTGCATCTTTAGCTTCGAGCAGCTTGCGGAGACCTGCTGACTTTTCAGCACTGTCAGGCAGTGATTCATCCATCAGTGTCGCAAGGTCACCGATTGGCTTACTTACTTCCTGCAGATGTGCGGGGAGGTGTTGATAAGCGAAATACTTCATGATTGGAGATGACATTATTTACCCTCGGTTAGTAAAAAGCCTCGCTATTACGAGGCTATGATTGTTCATTTCAGGCACTGCGTGTTGATATATTCCTGCAAGTAGTTAACCTGCGCGGTTATCTTGTCGATTCCACTTCGGAGACGGTAATAATTGAGTTCAGCATCTGCTGTAAGTCTTGGGCTTTCTCCATCGCCCATGCTGCTGGCTCCGGTCGTTGACTTTGCACAGGTGGCGGCGACTTGCAGGCGCTTACGACCAGCAGAAACATCAGCACGGAGACTTTCGATAGTCGCGTTAGCATCAGCAAGCTCCTTTGTATATCTGGCATCGAGTTCTGCTACGTCACGTTGACGCTTCTGCATATCAGAGATCGTCGCCATAGCCGAATCTAATGCCATAGCGTTTTCGTCGCGCTGTTTTTTGTATTCAATGGCTTTATTGTGGTAATGATTAGCTGACCAGACGAGAGAACCGAATAAAGTCAGGAGGAAAGCAGAAATAACCAGCTTATAGCGAAGTTTCATTAACCACCCCGCCAGCTTCTTTGAATTTGGCAATCAGACTATCGATCTTGTGTTCATACTGACCGTAGCCAGCACCGGGCAATGAAGCCCAAATATTGCTGCAACGATCAATAGCCTGACGAATATCACCCCGATCAATCATCGGTAAAGCGCCACGTTCTTTAATCTGCTGCAATGCCACTGCGTCCTGGCTTTTGGGGGAGAAGTCTTTCAGGCCAAGCTGCTTACGATAGGAATCCCACCAACGGGAAAGAAGCTGGTAGCGCCCGGCGGCTGTTGATTTGAGTTTGGGGTTTAGCGTGACAAGTTTGCGAGGGTGATCGGAGTAATCAGTGAATAGCTCTCCGCCAACAATGACGTCATAACCATGATTTCTGGTTTTCTGACGTCCGTCATCAGTTCCCTCTGACCACGCCAGCATATCGAGGAACGCCTTACGTTGATTATTGATTTCCACCATCTTCTACTCCGGCTTTTTTAGCAGCGAAGCGTTTGATAAGCGAACCAATCGAGTCAGTACCGATGTAGCCGATGAACACGCTCGTTATATAAGCGAGATTGCTACTTAGTCCGGCGAAGTCGAGAAGGTCACGAATGAACCAGGCGATAATGGCGCACATCGTTGCGTCGATTACTGTTTTTGTAAACGCACCGCCATTATATCTGCCGCGAAGGTACGCCATTGCAAACGCAAGGATTGCCCCGATGCCTTGTTCCTTTGCCGCGAGAATGGCGGCTAACAGGTCATGTTTTTCTGGCATCTTCATGTCTTACCCCCAATAAGGGGATTTGCTCTATTTAATTAGGAATAAGGTCGATTACTGATAGAACAAATCCAGGCTACTGTGTTTAGTAATCAGATTTGTTCGTGACCGATATGCACGAGCAAAACGGCAGGAGGTTGTTAGCGCAACCTCTTGCTACCCGCTTTCACGAAGGTCATGTGTAGAAGTCCGCAGCGTAACTATCACCGATGAATTCATGATAGCCAGTGGCTACGGCTCAGTTTGGATTGTGGCGACCGGTGCTGATCTCCGGTTTGCTGCAACTGCCTACAGCGGGCTACGTGGCCACACCGAATCCAGCGAAAGATTCTTGCCCTTACACATCAGCCTGTGCATTCACCACAACGATAAGAGCACTGCGCGGCACCTTTCACCAATTCCGCGAGGTCTGCGGGTTCAATGCTCTTACCTGTTGTGCAAATAAAAAAGCCACCGTTGCAACTTAAGAGTCACTAACGGCAGCTTACCTTCTAATTATGGCTAAATGGCTAATTGCATGTCAAGGCTTTTAACAGCAACATGCTTAACTTTCTCAACACGTTTACGCATTTTGAAAGCATTTTGCATCGGCTGGTATAAAACAAATAATGACGCTTTCAGGATGTCGTCAATTTCGTTTCTACAGGTTGCCAGTGAAGGTTTTCTCCATCCCTCGCCACCACGTCCACACATCTTGCGTTGCTTTGCAGTCGCGTGATAGTAGGATGCAATTGCTCGCTTAGATGAACCATGAGCGTAGTAGCTGAGGAGGATGCTAAAGGCTTTCTTGTCAATGTACATGACGGAATCGACGACCTGAGAAATCAACATTCCATCATCATCATTACACATTGGCCTTGTCATAACTCTTCCCGGCTCTACGCTCTCCATGAACTTCGCTATTACGCTGCTCATGCGCTTTTCCAGGCGGCCTGAATAAACCCATGCGCCCCACAGTTCAAGCCAGCCATTCAGCCAATCGTGCTGTTCTTTGGTGAGGTTTAGTTCTCTTATGCTCATCGTCTTCCCCTCTTGCCCTGTTTGACCATCAGGACGCCGTTAACTATTACGTGACGCTCGCCTTTGCTGTCTCGGTTGTACTTGAGCACTGTTCCTCTTGCGCAGGAAAGCATCCTTGCCACTTCGGTCTGATTGCCTCGTGTCTGGATAAGAAGCTCTGGTATCGTTTGAATTGTGGCGTTCATACGCTCTCCAGTTCGGTGATTTTTATTCCAAGCCTTCCGCCTGGTACTTTCACGCCACGAATTACGCGAATGTCATCGAATTGCTCGTCGTCTTCCGCAAATCCGGCGTGGATAAGGGAGTCGAGTAAACCTTTCAGGATGTTGTCGAGGTCGCGGCGGCGGGAGTCTGGAACGTCTGCGATGACTTTGATGCGGAGTCGTGATTTGGTGAAAATGTCTAACTTAAGTTGGCGGATGATTTGCTGAACGTCTTTTCGGTATTTCTGGCCTTTATCGCTGATGTAGTATCGACTCCCCCGTCTTCGCCAGTAGGTATTCAGCGACGGCGGGTATGGAAGCACAAACTGATATTCGTTCATTGGACAAACACCCTCCCATTGTTAACCAATTTTTTAAGGGTAAGCACAATGGCCCGATCCATTTCAGCCCTTCGCTCTTCCCTGCTCATATCTCTCCCATTATCAATTCTTGAATGACAATCAACACATAGCGCAGCAGTAAGGCAATCATCTACTTTAATCCCAACCCCCTTCCCTTCATTTCTGTGAGCGGCCTGAACTCCGTATCTTCCGCAAAGAACGCAAAATTCAATATCCCTGACTGCCTGAAGCCATTTTTTGCTTCTAAACATCAATCCCCTCCAAAAAACGTCGGTACGCTGATTTGTTTTTTATGTTGCACACTGTCTGCGCACAAACACCAAATTCTTTGGCTATATCTCTGTATTTGCCTTTTGATTTATATATTGATTTCACTTGTTCTGGCGTTAGTTTGCAGAAGTGATGATTAAACCCATGAACAAGCAATCCGGAATCAAATCCATGTTTCGCATTTTCTGTTCGCGTTACCCACTCAAGATTTTCAACTTTATTATTAAGTTTATTTCCATCCTTGTGATTAACTTCCGGTTTGCCATCTGGGTTATCAATAAATACTTCTGCAACAATTCTGTGAACCATTTTATATGATGGTCTTTTCCCGCCACCTGGATACAGACCGACAAATGCATATCCTCCTGGTTTAATGCCATGAGATAATTTTTTTGATTTACGGCATGAAATGATGTCTCCATTTTCATTTACTTTATATATACCCTCAAAGCCGGGGATATCTTTTTCTTTAACATCATTCATCGTCTTCTTCCTCGTACATTGAGCTATTCGGATCGCTCATCAGTTCTGCGCAGCAATCTGAGCACACGTGAACTTCCAGCACATGCAGCTTCTGACCGCAGTTAGCGCACGTTAAAGCCCGCTCGACGCTTTCTTTCTGGTATTGAAGGGATTGGGATGGGCTAAGCATTATTGGCGTCCTGCATCATGAGAAAGACAATCATGGCGGCGCGGAGTGGATTAGACTGATACTGAATTCCGAACTTTTGACAAGATGAAATCGCATCACACCACTCGTGATATTCGCCTTCATATCTCGTATCGGTACTATCAAACATTATGCTGATTTTGTTTTCAGTGATAATTGGCCACGCATATTCAGGATTATTGCAAGGATTGAAGCAATTTCCGTTTGAAGAACGGAAGCCATTAATATCCCTTTTTTGCGTCTGCCAAATAGGACCTCTTTCGTCAGTGGGGATCTCAGAATCGAAATCTGCTTCGTCATCAGGTATGAAGAAATGCTCCTCCATATCTAAAGCCTCACATACTCGCTTGTTAATTTCAAAATCACTTAACTGTGAATAATCCATTGTCACTTCCTCGCACGATGTCTTAGCCACCGGATATCCCACAGGTGAGCCGTGTAGTTGAAGGTTTTTACGTCAGATTCTTTTGGGATTGGCTTGCGTTTATTTCTGGAGCGTTTCGTTGGAAGGTATTTGCAGTTTTCGCAGATGATGTCGGTGATACTTCGTCGCTGTCGTCTCATTCGTACCTCCTGTCGGTAAATCTGACACCCTGACCAATAGCCCATGCTGTCGTGTACTCAATCAGGCTTGCCATGCGCTTCACGCTCATCTGCGCGCTACTTTCGCGAATGTTGACGTATTCGCCTTCAAGCCCGGGCAAAACATCAGCTTCCTGCTTTGTTGCCACTGCATGACCGCTTATCAACAAAACCTTCCATTGTTCCGGTTTTAACCATTTGCCGCACCATTGAACCTGACGAGCGATATCCGACAGCATCGCGTGAAATTTTGCGTTCTGGTCAAGGTTGCGCTTGTAGTCAGTAATGCGGATGGTGATTGGCTTGTCTTTATCGAGTGGTGTTGCGAGGATGGCATTTATTGCGGCTTGCTGTTGTTGCTTAGTTCGGAGGAAGATTGTTTGCTTCATCGTTACTCCTTCACTTTGATTCCAGCGGCGCGAAGAACCTCTTCAATTTCCCATCCAGCATGCACAGGATAGCGGTCTGAACCGTCGCAGCATTTATCCTTTTCGCTATATGACACCGCCACATCATCCCAATAATCGTCAGGCGCATGACCAGCCTGAATCCATATAAGATGTGCATGAGGCTTTGGTAGCTCAATTTCTATTGCCGCCCTGCTATCTATCCATGCTTGCCATGCATTATGTAAGTCTGGGTTGTGCAGGTAATCACCCAGCATTCGCTTATTAACAATTTCCTCTACTGAGATATTGAATTGCTTTGATGCCCATTGCTCGAAAGACTTTCTTGATTCGTCCATATCAATCCCCGTTAATCGTTTCACTCACGAATCTGACAAAACCAGCCATGTTAATTTGCATGAGTTTTTTCAACACCTTGTCTCTTCGACTACGTTTTGGTTTTGGCCTGTGGTTGAATCTTTCACAAACTGGAAGTCTCGATGATTTCCAGTACCTATTACGCCTTGCTCCATCTTCAGCCATATCGGCATGAATAAGGTCTGCGAGTGTGCTCATATTCACCTCTTCCAGTTACATTGGTTTTGTAATGTTGCTAGTCATCGTTCGAATAACAAAATGCGTAAGTAACCTTGCTTTCCACATGTAAATCTCTTCAAGGCGAGATAAATCTACGAATACCGGACCTTTGTAATCTGGTCTTGATGCCCTTATGTATGAGCTAATAGTTTGTGCATCTTGCTCGTCCAGATTCATGACTTCCCTCTCCCCCAAATAAAAAGGCCTGCGATTACCAGCAGGCCTGTTACAAGCTCAGTGATGTAGATGGTCATTCCTTCATCTCCCTTTCCATTTCATCAATGTCAACGTCATCAGGAAGATGGGAGCAATACGCCGCTATACCATGATGATTTATCTCATACCCTTTGAACGTTACCATCTGGCGCGTAATCTCAACTTCGTTCAGGAATCCGTCATCGCATAACTGCCTGGCTATTTTCGATTTGGTCTGGATTATTGGTAGTGCCTGTTCTTTCAAAGCGCATGATATTTGTGCATCCCATGCCTTTTCGAGAATGGCTAATTGTTTTTTATTCATCAGAATCCTCCTTTCTTCTTGGACTGCGGTTCCTCGCGTTCACGGCGGCGCATTTCAGCAGACTGTTGGTCTGTGTCATAAATAGCGCCATTTGCCTGAATGCAATACACCGTGCCGGTATTGCCATGACGATTGAGACGAAGGATTAGTTCAGTTTCACCAGGTGGAACACTGTCATCAAAAGCGCCTTCCCGATGGACCCCGACCCAATAATCGCAATCCTGTTCAATCTGCCCTGTATCTCGTGAGTCACTTGGTAATGGGCGTTTATTGGTTCGGCTTTCCAGTGCGCGGTTAAGCTGCGTCAGAAGCACAACAACGCAATCAAGCTCTTTGGCAAGGTTCTTCAGTCCTTTGGTGATCATGCCGTAAGCAAGGTCGTTGCGATCGGCCTTCTCAGCAGTCATTAGTGTCAGGTAATCGACCAGAATCATGCCAACACATCCTTTTTCTCGCTTGATTCGACGGCTTTCGCTGACGATTTGAGCCAGAGATAATCCCGGCGTGTCGTCGATGTAAAGCAGGTCGATTTCACTCAAGCGATTGGCTGTTTCGATCGCCCTGTTGAAGTCACCATCGTAATCACCCTGATAGCCGTCATCAGCGTCATTTGTCGCCGGAAGGTAAAAAATATTCGGGTTAACACCAGACTTCTGCCCTACCAGTTTTTCCAGTATCTGATCACCTGGCATTTCAAGGCTGAACATCAGAGCGGGCTTTTTCTCATGCACTGCGCAGTTGATTGCCATCTGGCTGTATAGCGTCGTTTTCCCCATCTTAGGGCGAGCGCCAATGACGAACAGAGAGCCTTTCACCAGACCTTTCGGTGACAGCATCCTGTCCAGCGATGGTATTCCTGTGCTCATTCCTCGTTGTTCACCTGACGGGTCAAATCGCTTCTCAAGGTCGCTAACCCAGTCTTCCATGACCTCACCAAATGAGCGAAGGCCGCGACGCGATCCGGTTTTTGCATGGTCTGTCAGTTGCGTGAAAATCGACTGAATAGCTTCGTACTTCTGCGTTGCAGTCATTCCATTGCGGGAATAGAGCAATTCCGTCGCTTCAGTCATGCGGTTGATGGCGTAGCGTTCCATTGCGGTTTCACGAACCTGCATTGCATAGGCAACGATGTTTGCTGCGCTTGGCGTGTTCTTTGCGATCTCAGCGATATAAGCAAAACCGCCAACAGACGCCGTTAACGATTTACGCTCCAGTTCATCGAAAAGCGTCAGGCCATCTACTGGCTTTTGCTCCCGGTGCATTCTGGTTATCTCTTCGAAAAGGATTTTGTGTGGTCGGCTGTAAAATGAATCAGGCTTCAGCATCGCCAGAACTTTCTGGACGCGCTCACTGCTGTCATCATCCAGAAGCAATCCACCAATCACCGCCTGCTCTGCCTCGATGCTATGGGGCGGCGCATAAAAATTATCGGTCATCGTGTTCACCCTCACGAACTTTCAGGTAGGTATTATCGTTAAGCAGGAAATCAAATCCCTTTTTGTGCCAGACGGTTCCGCGTTGATGGTTTGGACGCTCTTCGAACATCCATCGGCAATTTTCGCCTACGTAGCTCAAATAATTTCTCCAGTCCTGCATCGTGAAACCATGCCCGTCAAGCTGGCGGGTTATCACTCCGGCTTTGCGCCAGAACGTTCGGATCTGGTTTTTACGCTTGTCATTCAGTGCGCGGATTCTTGGCGCTTCAGGAAGGATTTCGTGGTAAGCATCGACAACATCCTGACAGCTAACGGAAGGTTTTTTCTTGTCAGACTTTTTGTCTGCTGCGGTACTCTCTAATACGTCAGTATTAGAGATAATATTATTATATTCTTTATCTGTGGTAATTTGCTGGTAATCTGCTGGTACAGTATTGCTTGCAGGCATTGGTATTGCTGGCTTTGAGGTGGTAATTTGCTGGTAATCTGCTGGTACAAAATTTGACTGATAATCGTCATATTTCTCTACCGAGAAAACTGAGAATTTACCGTGTGAAACCCAGTCAATCATGCCGAGTTTTTTGAACTTTCTAAGCAGGTACTGAACGCGATCTGGTTTGAGTCCTGTTTCAAACGCCAGAGAGTTTCTACCGCCAAGTAGCTTCCCTCTGCCTACCAGAATTTCTCCTGCGTCAGTCATTACATACTCAGGCGTATGCTTTGCTTTGAGGATTAAGTGAACCCACAGATGCGCAGCTTCTGCGTCCTTGTAAAACGGCACATCCATAATTTTACGGTGCAGCAAGGCATACCCCTTACCGCTGCTTTGATGCGGTTGTTGTAGCCTTCTGGCCTCTCTGGCTTCGGCTAGATTAGATATGTTACTCATGACCTTTCTCCTTCTGCATCAGCTTCACTTTTTCCAACTCAGCCCGGAATCGACCAGGCTGCTTGAAGCTGGACAGGAAGCGATCACGTAGTATGTGTTTGTGAATTTTGTCCTGGTAAGGACTGAGTGGTTTTGTCATTAAGCCTCCTCTACTTCGTAATCAGCGAAGTAACCAGTAGACATTTTTAAAAACCTTGATTCGGTGACTGTGTAAGCCTTCCTTCCTTTCCTCTCCTTGCCTTCAGGCTCTATGAGGTGGCACGAATAAATGATTCTGCGCTGCCAGTTGCCTGGCATTTCCACCACTGCCAGAACCTCAAGAATTCTCTTTCCTTCAGCATCAGCGGTGTAAAAACACTGATCACCATAACCACAATCGGCTGGCTCATAATTTTTGTGACAACCGCCAATCCAGCGCTCATCGGTATGCACGTTGCCGTCATAAGACTGATAATCTGTGCATACGAAGATAAATGGATATACGGTTTCGAACTTGTCACCGGCCTTTATGCCGGTGTTTACTTGCTTGGTTTGTCCTGGCATAATTACTCCTGTTACTTGGCGTAACACAGTGTGCTTAAGCGTCCAGACTGCTACCAACAGCTGGGCGTTTTTCTTTTGTGAGAATCGATGCCACCTGCTGAGCAAGTCTCGCCATCTCATCATCAACAACTCCCCATTCAAGAACAGCCAGAAGCATGGCCATCTTTGGGATAAAGCTGTCTTTCCATCGCGAAATTTGCGATTCATTAATCCCTAACGCGTCGGCAACCTTTCGCTGACCACGTACAGCAATTCGATTCAGGATGTTGCTTGTAATTGCATTCGCTTTCTTGCGAGTACTTGTAAGTTGCATATGTAAGTATTTCCTTAGATAACAATTGATTGAATGTATGCAAATAAATGCATACACCATAGGTGTGGTTTAATTTGATGCCCTTTTTCAGGGCTGGGATGTGTAAGAGCGTTGATAACTTAAGCAGCCATTAATTCAGGCCAGATGCTTTCCCAATCAACCGGATGAAGGTCTTTGCGAGTCACTTCACCATTGCTGAACTTCTCAATCAGAACACAAAGTGCTGCGCCCAATTCATGATTACGGCTAAGTGCTTTCCTCAAATAGCCGATAGAAGTTCCGCACTTGGTGGCAAATTCTCTCTGCTCTTCCAGTGAAAGGGAGTTCAGATACAAGCGGAGTTCTTCCATTTGCTATCTCCTTCCCGTTGTTGAATAAGGTAAGTTTACCTGCAGGTAAAAAACAAATCAATACCCACAGGTTATTTACCAACAGGTAATCAAAGATAGAATTAAATCATGGATAAATACGAACAAAGACGACTAAGGCTGATAGAGATAAGAGACCGATTCTGTAATGGAAAGGCCTCAGAGTTGGCTCGTCGAATAGAAAGGGAACCATCATACGTTTCCAGAATGCTGTATCCGGAAGGAAAAAGCGGAAAAAAACGCATTGCTGACGATATGATGGAACTAATTGAAAAATCTTTTAATCTCCCACGCGGATGGATGGACATGCTTGCAGATAGCAAAGTTGGATCTGCAGACCATCTTGAGTTTGCGGGTAACGTTCGTGCGGGTTTTGTTCCGGTAATTGGTGAAGCCGTTTTGGGAGTTGATGGCTCAGTGGATATGATTGAATTCAGATCCGGTTGGTTAAGCATCTACAGTGGCGATAAAGATGCTTACGGTCTGAAGGTTAAGGGTGACAGCATGTGGCCAAGGATTCAGTCAGGAGAATATGTTGTTATTGAACCAAATACGCCAGTACATCCAGGTGATGAAGTCTTTGTAAGGACCAAAGATGGTCATAACATGATAAAGATCATGAACAAAACAAGAGACGGAGACTATCAGTTTAGTAGTATAAACAGCGATCACCGTCCAATCACTCTTCCTGTTGAAGAAGTTGATAAAATGCATTTTGTTTCAGCTATTGTGAAACACACTAGGTACGTAGACCAGGACGATCTGCCAAAATTTTGAGGATAAAGCAGCAAATGTTTATACCAGGTATAGTGGTCGCTGTTGTAATCATCTGCTTCATATGGGCAAAGTTATCTCCTGTAAGCTCTAAGCATACAGCTGAACTCATGAAGAAGAAGCATCTTATACATGAGGCAGAAACGATAATTAAGAAGTTCAAAGGCATGTCATATGACGACATGTCATCAGATCAGATTGCTATATATAAATGCGCCATTGAGCGTCTTGACTACTTAAACGGACTCAAACCCAAACACACCCCGGTAGAATCAAAATTGCCGCAATGGCCAAGCAATCCAAATAGCTTCTGACATCTCCTTTCAGCCCGCAAAGCGGGCTTTTTTATATCAATCCAAAAAATTAATTACCTGAAAATTCAAACAGGTAAACTCTCACACCAATTTTATTTACCTGCAGGTATAGACAACAGTTTTACCTGTAGGTATATTTTAAGCCATCAGCAGGACGCACTAACCACCATGAAGGTGATGCTCTTAAAAATTTAGCCCTGAAGAAGGGCAGCATTCAAAGCAGAAGGCTTTGGGGTGTGGTGAAGCCAGCTAGTCACTGGCAAGTGCTTACCTACTGTTGAGCGGTGAAGCGCTCCCAACGCTAGCAATAGCGTGGACGAGATGGGGAGCCGCGGGCGATAAGGCCGCCATAACGCGCACGTTGTCGCATGGAAAAATCGCTGGGGTGCCGGTTATACCCCTCCGAATGAGACTCAACAAGCTGGAGCTAGACTACCAGCCACCACACCACCAAAGCTAACTGACAGGAGAATCCAGATGGATGCACAAACACGCCGCCGCGAACGTCGCGCAGAGAAACAGGCTCAATGGAAAGCAGCAAATCCCCTGTTGGTTGGGGTAAGCGCAAAACCAGTTAACCGCCCTATTCTCTCGCTGAATCGCAAACCGAAATCACGAGTAGAAAGCGCACTGAATCCGATAGACCTTACGGTGCTGGCTGAATACCACGAACAGATTGAAAGCAACCTGCAACGTATTGAGCGCAAGAATCAGCGCACATGGTACAGCAAGCCACGCAGTGAAATGGGTGTGACTTGTGTTGGTCGCCAGAAAATGAAATTAGGCAGCAAACCACTTATTTGAGGTGAGATATGGAAGCATTAGTAGTAGAGCGAAGCGAGGATGGCTACTGGACGCACCCAGAATACGCCAACCTGTTTGGGGATAGAGAGGCAATTTCAGCTGATGAGTTCAGATCTTTCTGCAAGCAGCATGGCATTGAATCATCAATTGTTGAAATGGAAAACGACAACAATCAAACGGTAATTGACGCGTATTTTGAAGATGGGAATCCAAACATCAGTGGATGGGAGCCAAGCATGCCAGATGGAGAAGGATGGTTTGTCGGTTCGATTCACGATACAGAAGACGGTCCGATCTGCGTTTGGTTCAGGAATGTAGATAAGGCCGCATAGTCGGCCTTTATTTTGGGCATAAACAACAGAGGTGAATATGAAAGAGTTTAAGGGTACGCCTGGTAAATGGAAGTACACGGTTAGAAACGTCAACGAGATGATGACTACGTTCCATGGTGTGACGATTGGTGACACATACATTGAAGCAGCAACAAGAAATGAAAGGGAGGATGCGCTACTGATAGCGGCAGCACCTGACCTTCTCGAAGCACTTCAGTTATTACTTAAGCAAACCAAAAATAGAACAACGACAACATATCCAGAATGGTATGAAGCTGTTAATAAAGGTCTTGCAGCAATCAGAAAAGCTCTTGGGGATAAGTAATGAAAGTAAAAATAACTGCTTCTAATACCAGTTTTGTTAGTGTTGGTGATATTACAGAAGTAATAACAAACCATGATGGAACACAAGTTATGTGGTCTGATTTTTGTAAAAGATATGAGCGAGTCACTTGGTGTAAACTCGTATGGGGAGTCGAATACGAAGAATTACCTGAAATGCATGACGAATAAGCACTGTGTATTCATTCCAACGAGTGAATACACGGAGCAATGTCGCTCGTAACTAAACAGGAGCCGACTTGTTCTGATTATTGGAAATCTTCTTTGCCCTCCAGTGTGAGGGCAATTTTTTTGACGGAGGATATATGAGTGAAGTAACAGATTTAGTTGTTATTGAAAAAGCAAATGCAATGACTGTATTTCAGTCTGCCGACCAGATTGAAGAAATTCTCCAAAAGGTTGAACGTGAAGTTATGTCCTTTGTGCCTGATATCACAACGGCAAAGGGCAGAAAGGAGATCGCTTCTCTGGCGTATAAAGTTGCGCAGACGAAAACATATCTCGATGGTCTTGGCAAAGACCTTGTTGCTGAACTGAAGGAAATTCCAAAGCTAATTGATGCTAACCGCAAGACAGTGCGTGATCGCCTTGATGAACTGAAAGCCAAGGCGCGCCAGCCTCTTACTGATTATGAGGAGGAACAGGCACGGATTAAAGCCGAAGAAGAAGCTAAGTCAGCAGCTGAAGCTCTCGCAAAGCAAATTGAGTCTGACCATGAAATAGCGATTTTGATGGATCGCGAATTTGACCGCCAAAGAGAAGAGGCAAGACTCAAAGCGGAGCAGGAAAAGCGAGAGCATGAAGAACGCTTAAAAAGAGAAGCTGAAGAGAAAGCCAGAGCTGAAGCCGAAGCAAAGGCAAAAGCCGAAATTGAAGCAGCAGCAAGGCGAGAAGCAGAAGCTAAGGCCGCAGCGGAACGTGCAGAGCGTGAACGCATTGAAGCCGAGCAACGAGCACAGCGCGAAGCAAAAGAGGCAGCAGAACGAGCTGAAAGAGAAAAGCAGGCAGCAATTGAAGCAGAACGCAGAAAAGCACAGGAGGAGGCTGAACGAATCCGGCGCGAGGCTGAAGCAAAAGAGCAAGCCAGAATAGCAGAAGAAAAAAGAATCAAGGAAGAAGAAGAGCGTAGAGCAAAGGATAAAGCTCACCGGAAAGAAGTAAATAACAAAATACTTGCTGACCTTATCAAGGTTGGCGCATCAGAAGATGTTGCTAAAAATATCATAACAGCCATCGTAAAAGGCGAAGTATTCGCAACAAAAATAACCTACTAATAAAACCAACATAAGGAACCACCCATGATTTACGCAATCGCGGGAGGCGCTCGCATGGGTGCCTTCCAATTAAATGAATCTTTACTTGAACGAATCACCCGTAAATTACGTGACGGATGGAAAAGAGTTGAGGCCTTATTATGCGCAATGAAATAGCCATCAATCACCAGATGCTTCGTGCAGCACAGAACAAAGCAGTAATAGCCAGATTTATTGGTGATTCAAAAATGTGGATTGAAGCAAATAAAGCGATGAAATCAGCTATCAACCTTCCGTGGTATCGCAGGAAATGAGTTTTACAGATAACTGGTCAGACGAAGAATTCATTCGTCAGATGAAAGAATTAATCGGTAACGAAGGAGATATTCATGTCACTTGCAACCACAGTGAAGGAGAGCAAGTTACAGAGGCGCATGTACACGCAGCAGGCGTTAATGTATCGCCAGAAGGGCGATCGTGAAGGTGTTCGCGTCTTTTTAAATGCGGCAAAGACCGAAGTATTAAATCAGCGTTATTTCCTTGGTCCATGTCCATTCTGAGAACAATCATATGAGCAAAGAATTTTACGCAAGACTGGCAGCTATTCAGGAGAATCTGAACGCGCCAAAGAATCAGTACAACTCATTCGGCAAATATAAATACAGAAGCTGCGAAGACATTCTTGAAGGCGTTAAGCCGCTACTGAATGGCCTGTTTTTATCAATCAGCGATGAAGTTGTGTTGATTGGTGATCGGTATTACGTGAAAGCCACGGCAACTATTACCGATGGCGAAAACAGTCATACGGCAACCGCCCTTGCACGAGAGGAAGAAAGCAAGAAAGGAATGGATTCTGCACAAGTTACGGGAGCTACAAGCTCTTATGCACGCAAGTATTGCCTCAATGGTTTGTTCGGCATTGATGATGCGAAAGATGCAGATACAGACGAGCATAAACATCAGCAGAACGCAGCAGCAAAGCAATCAAAACCATCACCTACACCTGAACAGGTTCTAAAAGCATTCACTGACGCAGCAATGCAGAAAAACACCGTAGAAGAGCTTAAACAGGCGTTCGCCAAAGCGTGGAAGATGCTCGAAGGCACACCGGAGCAGCACAAAGCGCAGGACGTTTACAACATCAGACGAGACGAATTAGAAGGAGCGGCTGCTTAATGGCACATTCGATTACTGTAAGACTAAACAAGCCCGCAAGAGAGTTTCAGGCCGGGGAAAATATCGGATTCAACATCCGTGCTGGCGTTCAGTATTACGATCGCCAGACAAAAAAGAAAGAATGGACAAACTACAGCGCCGTTGTATTTGCCAAGCCGGGAGCGCAAGCGGATTACTACCGTAGTGTTCTTGTTGAAGGTGGCATTGTGGAAATTACCGGAGAAAACATCAGGGTTGATGTTTATCAGGGGCAAAATGGTCAATCAATCACCCTTGAATTACTGAATGCAAAGATTGGATTTGCAGCTTCAGGAAATGGCCAGCAGCAAAGTAGTAACCAGCAGAACACTCCTGAATACGAAGATTCCATCCCCTTCTGATTTAGAAAAATAAGGATTTAATTATGCCAGCGCCTCTGTATGGTGCGGATGACCCGCGCCGCTGTTCCGGCAAATCCGTATCGGAGGTGCTGGATAAATTCAGAAAAAACTACGACCTGATAATGTCGCTACCGCAGGAAACGAAAGAGGAAAAGGAATTTCGCCACTGTATATGGCTTGCAGAGAAAGAAGAACGCGAGCGAATTTACCAGACATCAATCCGACCATTCCGCAAAGCCACATATACCCACTTCCCTGAATATATCGACCCGCGCCTGCGTAATTACCGCTCACGCTATGGCGCTATCAGTAATGACTGAGGAATTAACAATGAAAACAATGAAGCTAAACATCGACCTCGGCAAATACGTTATTACCGGAACCAAACACGACCTGATTCTTAGTGAAAGAGGAATTATCAAAGAAGGTGAGAATGCAGGGAAAGAAACACTAAGCCGTATCGGTTATTACAGCAAGTTTGAGCATCTGGTTAAAGAGTTATGTAACCGTGAAATCCTGTTATCTCAGGCGCAGACGCTACAGGATATTCAGCAGCATATCGAAACTTTAGGTATGTCACTTAGCATGGCTATTGACCAGTTCGTGGAGAGTAAATCATGAGAGGACTTGCATACAATCCCGGCATTCTTCCGGCAGAAATGATTATTCGCCAACGCGTAAAGCCAATGCCATCGAGAGAGGAATTGCTTAAGAGAAAGAGTTTCGGTTCTGTTAATGACAACAAATATCTGAATGCGATGTGGCGCAAAGGAGGCAACCAGTGAGCAAGATTGACTATCAGGTACTGCGTGAGGCAGCAGTAGCAATTGAAACAGTAGCAACACCTCAAAAATTGCTGGCATTTCGTATGAAAGTAACACCTCAGGTTGTGCTGGCTCTACTGGATGAACGAGATGCATTAAATGAACGCCTAGCCGAACTGGAGGCTGATTTAGCAGGGCTGGCCGAAGACCACCAGAAAGCGACTGAGTCAATTAAGCAGGCTGATGCAGCTGTTAAGTTGGCACACGAGAAGTTTTCGGCGCTGGCGGCGGAGAATGCGGGGCTGAAAGACACTCTATCAGCAGTGATTGACCGCAGTAACGAGCCTGATTATCAAAGCATCGGAATGGGCTGTGGTGTTGAGGATAACGGTCTTCAGACTGACGGTTATAACGCCTGTGAATATGGATGGCGCGAAGCAATGGATCGCATTTACTCAGAAGTTATTCCAGACACTATTCCTGAAACCCCGGCGACAGACGCCTTCCTGGCTGAAGTGCGGGCGCATGACCTCAACGCTTTCATTCGGCATCACAGTGCAGAACTGGATGCGCATATTAAAAACGGTGGTGAGCAGTTCGACGAAAAATCAGTACGCATCAGAGACATCATCGTCTCAGCCCGCTTGTTCAGGGAGCAGATTCGCAAGGAGGCCGCCCAATGAGCAACATCGACAAACAGGCGTTAAATCAAGAAAAAATTGAATGGCTCAATAAATTAGCTGATATGGAGTATTGCAAAAGCAATCCTGGGCATTGGCTGATGAGCTTGAAGGATACAAACATGCTTGCGAAATTGGCTCTGCGCTCAGTGGCGCTACTGGATGAACTGGAAGCCGCAGAGAAGCGAATCGCTGAACTGGAAGCGAAGCTCGATAGCGCAGATAAATTGCAAGATAGCGCATTTCGTCATGGTCTTCAGCATGGCTTCAGTTTAGGTCAAACGGATAATCAGGCTGGATTTGAAGAGTGCTTATCTGCCTATGGCACCGGTAAAGGAGAGTGAATGTGAAAAATTATCTCAGCAATTTAGCCAGCATGCTTCAGGGGATTGCAGGTGTCATTTCAGACGGCGAGCGGGTGCAGAAAGAGTGCCCTGCGCACTTAAAGTCAGCACTACTCGAGGCTTCTCACGCGCTAGATGGTCAATCGGTCAGGGTCAATTATCCGCCTAATGGAAAGCCTGAAATTGTTAATGCCCGCGGACACCATCGACCGCTTACCTTCCGGGAACGAGTGGCAATCCGCTTACTTGGTGGCAGGACGGAGATTCGCCCATGAGCACTATTACCAGAGAACTGGCAAAGCTGTTCAGAAAAATTACGAATTCTGAAATTGATGCGGAGGGTAACGCTCATGTTGTTTTATCTCCTGCTGATAGCCTCCTGATTAATAATGCGCGTATCGCGCTGGCATCGCTCGAAGCGGAGCCTGTGGCGTGGGCGCACAGATTAATCAACAAGCGTAACGGAGTCGTTCACCCTTGGGTTTACGGTAGCGCAGAGGCGTGTCCAAGCGAGGGGGATATCTTCAATATTGAGGTAATGCCGCTCTACACCGCCCCTCCAGCGCCGGTAGCTGTGCCTGAGTGTTTCAAGCGCCTTCTCCACCATGCTTACGGCATGACAATGGGGCATGACTGGAACAAAGGGACTATGGCTGGACATCACCGCGCCAAGCTGTGTCAGGCTGTTGATGAGTGCCGGGCAGCCATGCTTCAGGGTGCCGAACCTGTAAGTAATCGTGATGAGTTGCCAGATGGCTGGGTGGCTTGCAGTGATCGGATGCCAGAGAACAAGCCAGGTAGCTATGAGTATTTGGTATTCGAGTCGCTCAATAATGGGGTGCATCACGATTACTGGAATGTGCCTGATGTAGGTGATAATTGTCAGTTCACACCATTCTGGAATCATTACGACCGCTATGTAACCCACTGGATGCCACTGCCAGCAGCACCGCAGCAGGAGGCATGATGTACGACAAATATCACCTTAGCCGATGCGATGCCATGGAATGGCTTGCTGAGCACTATCCTGTATTTCCTGCGTCAATGCCTGATGTTCCGATGCGTATCGAATGGTGCAGCGAAAACCTGTTTAAGGGGTGGAGTTTCGTTATCTTGCTCGATGGTTCACTGGTCTTTGCTGACTGCCTGTCACCTCCCATCCGGGCAGAAGACATGGCTGGCTTCAAACTGCCTGAGTTGACATAGCTACCATACAAGCGATATGGGGATTCACATATCGACCCGCCCAGGGCCTCTTCGGAGGCCTTTCTCTTGAGTTGATTTTGTTGAATCAACCGTCCATACTTTCTTTGCTGACGGCCTGAACACCCGGCGGTGACTTCTGCGCATTTAAGGGGACTTAAATGCGACCACAATCTGAACTCCTCACCTTGTCACAGATGCAGAAATGCACCTGCGATTTTCTGCATTCTGCGTTACCTCTCGGAGGTGGCGTATGAAACAGCCTGTTTTCTACCTCCGCGACGAACGCGTTCGCGATAACCTCATCGACTACATCAGGAAGCTGCCTGTTAA